TGGGACTTGATTGCTTCGTGCATGTAAAATATCAAAACTTGTCTGATCTGTTCTTTGAACACAAGAGCCTGCGCTCTAGTCTGTTCATCGGCGTCTTTGCTTATATGGAGCAGCTTATCTAACGCACGTTCAGCCAACTCTTCTGGGGTAAACCCACGGTGGCTGGTAGTTTTAACTACAAAATTAAATCCCTCTTGTGCTTGCGCTTCTACGCTTAACATTAAGCTACCTTCCTACGTACTTGACCCGAACGATAAGCGTCTTCACGCATTTTACCGTCACCAAGGTTCTTAAGCAGTGCCAAAGATTCCGCAAATTTTTTCTCATACAGCGCTACCATATCCGGTTCACCCTTCTGGAAACGAATAGCCTCAACTAACGCACCATTTAGCAACGCAGAATCAAACTCATCACCAAGCCATGTTGTGCCCGCAACAACAATAGATTGTGGGTAGTAGCCATAGTGAAGTTCAACATCATAATTAGCATCTGGGGTCGGCCCCAACAAGAACGCAGTGTCATCAAATAATGCGTAGTGCTTAGGTATGCCTGTATCAGTTGGGGCGGGATAGGCTTCACGTACAAAGTTAACGTCTTTATTTAACAAATAGGTGAAATTGCCGCTACCGTCGATAACTGCTAAAGAATACGCATAAAGAAAATCCGCCGGAAACACAAGATATTTGTTACCAGAAGTAACATTACCGGTTTGGTTTTTACGAAGCGCAGGAATCTGAACAGCGTTGTATATAATCTGTTCTGCTTGTTCGGTAAACATAGCAAGCTGATCTGTGGTGAACGTCTGCTCACAGATGTCTTGTATGTTTGTTTTAAGCTCGGTGTAGTTCACCTGTTACCCCTTAAGCCATTGGGCCTCTAGCCATCGTGCCTTTAGTTGCTGCCCCGTTACCGCGAGTCTTTACACCTTTGGTTTTCATATCAACAGGCTGGTTACAACAATCAGCAACTTTATAGCTTACTGCTTGATTTGGATACTCTACAACTTTCGGTGATTTATTACTCTGACGCTTCATAGCGTAGCTCCTAACTAATTACTACTGTTACTGTTCCAACCTGACCTACACCTACTAGATTGTCTGGTGTTAGCCCAAAATCTCCGTTTAATCCTACTGGGTTCCAGCCCCACTGTATGTCACGGCTTGCCACTAACTCAGCAGAATCGGGCCTCGGATTGCGTATCGCTTGTGGGTCATAAACCGGAAACTCACCTAACTTATTCTGCGGTTGGTCTGGATTCCAACACTCTGGGCAAGCTAAAACATTAGTTTTATTACCCTTTACTATAAGCTCTTTAAGTTCTCGTAGCCTGTACTGAAATCCGCATACGTCGCATATAGCAATGGCCTTTTGGCCTGATGCGTACTTATAGCTCATTGTCTAGGCCCATATATACGTGGTACCAAACTAAGCGTCGCTTTTTCCCTGTCTTCCCCAGCCGCCAGCTCAAATTGTCGCTCGTATTCAGCTTGCAACATTGGTATACGGGGCATTAATTCTGGGTCTTTCTGGGCTATGTAATAAGCCAATCCTGCCACCAAACAGGGCAAGAAACGGAAATTTACGTCTGCGGTTTGCACTCCAGAACCCGCATCCTCGATACGACGCATACGCCAGTATTTTAAAACATAATAAGGAGAACCGCTGGTTCCCTGATCTGGCACAGGCCACACTGTGGCTACCGGGTTAACTTGTCCTCGGTCAATGTATATCTGTATGGGACGTCCTTGCGATAGCTTGTTAGGGATACTTGAATATGTAGATACACTGATGCGGGTAATATTAAGATCAGACTGAGTAGTAACATTTCCATTCCCCGTACGTACGACATGTTCAAGTAAGTCGATAGTATCGGCTGGCAAGGCATAAGTAGCAGTACCTTCAACGAGGTTGACCGTGCCTTCCTCAATAGTCCACATGTTAATACCACGGTTCTGCCACTCAATAGTCAACAGATTCATGGAACGTCGAGCAGTACGCAGATCGTAGCCGGAACGCATTTCTCTACCGGCACGTTCCCACGCTTCCTCCGCAATTTCGGTGAAATCCATGTTAAACGCTGTAGTGCCAGAAGTTGCCATTTACTTTTCTCTCTTCAGCGGTTTTACCCTTTTCGGTGCGCCCGCTGGTTGGCCTAAACTTTTTTTCTGCGCTATCCGCGATTTTTTCTCGGCTGAACTAATTTCTGACGCAGTTTTGGGGGTTTTGCTGGAGACTCGTTTTGTCGGTCTACAGTACGGGGTACCCCGCTTTTCCCCTTCTTTACGCCCGCAAGACTTACCAGTGCGAACGTCTTTCCAATCCTCTTTGAACCACCGCTTAAGGGCAGCACCTTTTTCTGTTTTCCTAACCGCCACGGGACTTTCCTTTTCTACATTTGGCTATAGCCCCGGAAGCGTAGGCGGAAGGGAAGACTTTGTACTGAGCCTTTACCTTGCGGTAGCAATCGTCTTTAACCGTGCCACCTTTCTTTAAGGCTACCGGCTTGATTGCCCCCATTCCGCGACAGTTCATCATACCATCCGGCCTTTAGTCAGCCCTTTCGTAGCACAACCACATCCACGTACGGAACCACCTTTTGCCATGTGAACTTTACCGCCGCAATTCATGGCGTTGTTTTTCATCATAGTGCCGTCTGGCATTTTGTGCATACCACCTGCTTTATATCTTTTCATACGCTCATCCGCCTTTACGTAATCTTCCCCCACACTCTGTGGGATTCCTACTCTTTTAGCAAATTGGGGATTATTCGCTACCGCCGCCATCAGGTTGTGTTGTTTCTTTGACTTGCTCGGCATTTTTACCCCCTTTTATGGGTATTAGTTTTGCTGTAGGGGTCGGTGCCACTTCTTCTTCGGAACAGGCACGTACCAGCTCATACATATACTCAACTTCGCTAGGGGAATACCGACCTTGTGAAATCTCAAGTATGTATAGTAGGAGAGACGCTGGGGAAAACGACACTTCTTCCATTACTATAACTCCTTGATTTTACTACCATTTAACGCGGTCTGCCCAATAAGCTGCGCTCATTTTACCCTTGGCTATGTTTTTAGCGTGGCGAGCTTTAAACGATTTGCGTTTGGCTTTCATACGATCAGACTCGCCAGTTTTTGGCTTCCCTGCCGTACTTGCACCCTGTTCGCCAAACCTAATAACTTTCTCCTTCCCCCCTTCGCAAGCCTTTACAACGTGCGATTTTTTGGGGTGGGAAGGAGTTCTTTTAGGCTTATTGCAGGCCATGCTTGCCTTATCAACACGTTCCGCCATAGTCTTATCCTGCGTAGAAAACCGTTACGCTAGTGACATTTGTCACGTCTACGTAAACGCCATCAGCAAACAGAATACCGTCGTCAGGTACAAAAACATCGTGCATACCAGCAACAGCGGGTGTGTTAACGGTCAAAAGCGCAGCTCCACCGGAACCACCATTCTTAAGGACCACACTACCGGCAGTAGCTGTAGTTATGATATTCAAGCCTTTAACAGCAGCGCGGGTGGTAGTTGCATCCCCATCCGCAGTGACCGTGGCGGCTTTAACATATACGTTAAGAGCCATAAGTCACCTCCTATTAGGACAGAGCCGCACCGACCGCAGTTACCCAAGCAGAACCTGTGCTAATAACCAAGCAATACTCGTCATCGCCAGCACCGTTGTCGTTAATCAAACGTACTTGACCGGCATTTGCAGCGGCGGCAGTGGGGAGGGAGGCGGTTGCAATAGCAGTCAACTTAACAAAATCAGTGACTGTAACGTCGCCGGTAAATCCATTGTTAGAAACAACGGGACCTGTGAAGGTAGTAGTAGCCATGTTTATCTCCTGTCGTGGCTAGTGTCAGGTACGGGATGCACCTGTCAGGGATACTTAAGTATACAGCATTTTTTTCGAGGAGGTACAACAAAAAAAGACCCGCCGAAGCGGGTCAATTAAGGGAGATTAACGACTACTGCACTTACACCATACCACTATTGTTTCGATTGGTAAATGTGTTCATATATAGTCCGTATCCACCACATAAGCATATCTTCCCCCAACGTATGTTTCATAAGGTTAACCCGAGTAGTCACTAACTGTATGTTGTCTATGGTGTAGTCTGCCATCGGATTGATTCGGT